GCGGGGTTTTCGTTGTTCGCCCCGTTTTTGGTCGGAACGTAACGAGACGCGGGCGAATAGGATTGGGGCACAAAAGCGGGCTGGTTATACGCGCCCGGATTGGCGAGGAATCGAGCAACCCCCGATCCTTGCCCCTGCTGTGAATTAGGAGACGTGCGGCCCATTAAACATCCCACTCCAAATGAACGTGGGGCATACGAAGCCCCGCAATGATGTGTTTCAAAATTCGGAACCAACCCGGACGAGCAAATGCCTCCATCCGGTAACAACCCTCACGCTTGGCCCAATCGGTCAGCGCGAGCATGTAATGCGCCCACTTTTTGTAATCCCGCCCCGTCGTGAAACAGACGGACGCGATCTTCCCAAGCGGATAGACAAGAATTTCAGTCACGCAAACGCAGAGGACTTCCCCGTTTTCAACGGCAAGCCACAATTGCATTTCACGGTTTAAGATTCGCTCGTGGATGGCTTCGACCGTCTGCCGCCCGCCACGCTTAACGGCCCGCTCAATCTCCGGGGCCGCCTTGTCCCACCATTCCCCAACCTCATCGGCGGGGACGGGAACGAGCATCGCCTACCAATTCCAGGGGAGTATTTTGCCCAAAGTATTCATAATGCCGCCGCCCGTTATGGCGTCGAGCAGCCCAACGCCCATGCCAGCGGGGCCAGCAATTGAGCCAAGCCCCAGATCGGCCCCACCCGACGCTAGGGCCAAATTGCCAACGCCCTCCGGCCCCATGCTGGCCGTACCAAGAAGGCCGCCCATCGTTGGTGCGCCCGACCCCCAAGATGCCGCATCGGCAAGGAAGCCGGGGTCCATGACGGACGTTGCTTGCGGGCCGCCGGACAACTTGGCAAGCAATCCGCCCGCGCCCGCCGCGTCACCAATGCCTAGACCACCACCGCCGCCCTGCTGCTGAGGCCCCTGCATCGAGCCGGACGCCATAGAGCCGCCGCCCTGTTGGGACAACGGACCCTTCGGCCCACCCCTAAACTGCACATCCGCCATGGGCGGGGCCATGTAAGGGTCAATCGGCATCCCAAAGCGCGGGCCGTAACGGAACATCTTAAATCACCCGATGATTAAATATTTGAACGTGCGAGTCGTGGTCGCAGAATTAACGTGCGTAATCGTCCATGCGCCGTTAAGCCGATTGGCCGTGAGGACGTACATCGTGGCCCCGTATAATTCCGTGGCCGCCGTCGCCGTCGTGGGGTCGAATAAAACAACGCTGTTAATGCTCAATCGCGCATCCGTCAGCGTCGTTGTGGCGCTGTTGGCCGTTAGCGTTACCGTCCCCGTCGCGTTGATCTTGCCCGTCATGATTTGACGGATAATGTCCGCAATCGAGAACAGCCAGCGGAGGATTAGGTTTAGGTCGGGTACGCTTGGCGGATTAGAGGGGGTCGGGAAGGCGGTCACTGGCCCTGTTCGCCCTCTTGCGCGCCCAACAGGCCAGTTAGGCCAAGAGCGCCCAAGCCATACTTGCGGACAATCTCAATAATCTTGGGATCAAAGACGACGAAGTTGCGCGTGCCGTCACCAGCACCACGGGAACCAGCGTCTAGGTATTTGATGCCGGGGATGCCTGCATCGCGGAGCTTTTCGGACTGAAATTCGGGGCTGTTCATTTTCTTGTACCAATCCCCGACCGTGTAATTGGGGATGGCATCCTCGCGCATGATCTTGAGTGCGTCGGTGGCGGTTCCTTTGTCAGGCCAGCCGTCGAATTTCCCCACGACATCCTCGCCCCGCATCGTGTACCAGCGACCGTTTTTCCCCTGGGTCACAGATTCGGGGAGCATGGTGGTGAAGTTGCCGTAAGTGCCCGCAATGCCTTTCTGCACGTCCGCCCCCTGCCCACTCAGCGGCTTATCCCAATCCAGGAACTTGTTGGGGTCGGCGTGGAGGTTGACTTCGTACATGCGGCCCCGATCTGGAGCCATGTTTACGCGGGACTTAAATTGTTTCCACGCCTCATCCCAGATTTCAGGTGACACACTAAGGGGGCGCGACAAAGGCGCGCCTTCATTAAATTCTCGATACAACTTTTTGACTTGCGCCGGATTGCGTGCGTTATAACGATTTGCATCGCCCATTATTTGGGCCAATGTGGCTCCCACATCGTCCCCTTTGTCCCACATGTCATTCTGAATTTTAACCCACGCGCGCCCATTAATTGGCTGCCCGTCAAGGGACATTGGCACAAGAAAGCCATTCCCGAACCTATTTGTGCCGGTAAGTTGGTTTTTATATGCACGCGCGGTCGCCTCATTCTCCGCAAAGTACAGCCCATGCCCGTAAGCCTGCGCGCCCTCGCCCGTCCCGATCTTCGATAGATCGAACTTGTCGAAGTCATGCGGTGAGCCGTGGAAGGCTCTAATGGGCTTGCCAACATTCGACGTGCCCATAGCAAAGCCAGCGGGGTTGTCCATCGGCTTGTGCATGATGGCTTGACCAGGAAGGCCCTGGCTCAATAGCCCCGCGCGCTCTTGGTCAATGCCGACCTGATCCGCCGCCGCGTTGCCGTAGCCGAGAAGGCCGCCGCCCCACCCCTTCGGGTACAGGTAATCAAGAAGGCCGGGCATCTTCCCAATGCTTTCCGTCTAGCCCGCAGTCGCCATTGAACCGCTCGGTCATCGCGGTTTCCTTGGCACCTTCACGCTTGCAAGCGGAGCGGAGCCTATTGCCCACCGTCACCGCGTCTTTTTCGTAGTGGATGCAGTCGGAGCAATGGTTCATCGCAAGCCCTCTTGCCGCACCTTGGCCTCGATCCCGATTGCGTGCGACCACGAACCACCCGCCGCAATGCTCACCCTAGCGCGTGCGTAGCGTGTCGAGATTCGCTGCGGACATACCCCGTCCGAACCGGCTGAGGTGGCCGTGGCATAGGTCACAGAGGCCGAGGGGGTGTCTCTATAGCCCACAGCGGCGGTAATCGTCCCGCCATCCACCAGGGGACGAATGCCGTTAATGAACACCCTGCGCCCCGCCTCGCCGGTAAACTCTCCGGTTTCGAGGGTCGCCGCCAGATTGGAGCCGTTGAAGAAATTCAGCTTATGATCGGTATCGAACGCCGAGAGAATTAAACGCCCGCCCGTCCAAGCGCGGGAATCGAGCGAGAACGGCAGGGCGTCCAGGGATGAGTTGTAAGTGTCCAGCGTGTCGAGCGTGTAGCCTTGGGACAGCGAACGATAAATCAACTCGCAATCGACCGAGGCCACCGACCACCTAGCAAGTTCCCAGTTGTAGCAAAGAATCTTGTTCGGGTTGCCGCCGCTGTTTCCAGAACCAGGATAGGCCCAAAACACCAACTTATTGATCGGGTCCACGGCGGACGTAATCCGGTGGAAATACGACTGATCCAGGTCCGCGTAGAACGTCTTATCAATCTTGGTATTGCCGATGGGCGTCGAGGTCGAGCCGTTGAAGGCATAGAAGCCATCTTCGCCAAGATAGAACGCCACGGAGCCGACGTTGACCACCGACCCAGGCGCGGGCGTCCCTCTTGCCCTTTCAACTTCATAGAAGCCGAACACATCGGGCGGGCCTTGGTACTGGATGCGGAAAATAGCCGTGTCCATGAACACGACGCCCGACGCACCACCCACGGCACCGATAAGGGCTTGCACCCACCCGCCAGCCGCCATGTCGTTATAGTCCGACTGCACAGCCTGCGCCGCCGCCGAACCGGGCGTTTCCCAACTTCCCGCGTTACCAATGCCCGACCACCAAACCCGATTAGGGACCGCACCGTCCGTTCCATCAACCGTGTTCCCGACCATGACAAAGCCGGGGTCGATTGACGCAATATGTCGGGCCTTGGGAGCCGTGGCCGAAAGCTGCGCGAACGCCGACGAACTATCCAGCGTCCACTTCTTGATTTCGTCCGCGAGGTCGGTTGCTAGGACAAGTTCACCGAATTGGCAGAACCGCCAAGCCTCGTCCGCAGCCAGGCTAAACCCGGTATTGACCGAGGAAAACGTCGCACCCGAAAGCGTGTAGAGTTTCGACGCATCGCCGGCAAAGTTGGTGACGTTGCCCGCCGCCGAACGGCCAGAAAAAGCCCCCTGGCACCGTGCCGTCAGTGCGTTGGAATAAACGCTCAACCCAGGAAACGGGCCATAGCTATCCGGTGTCTTTGGGATAACGCCGGACGCAACGGTAGCGCCGGGGTTTTCTAGTGAAGCTCGGTCTGGAAGGTACTCACCGAACTTTATCACTGAAAATTAATGTTATAGCCGCCCTGCCCGACGATTTCGGGGGGCGCGCCAAGAATCTGATTGGAAAAGCGGCGCAGCGTTTCGTTGCGAAGAACGTCGTAAGCCTCTTTTTCCAGAATGGCCGCAGTCTCGGCCCCGTCCCGGTCCCTAATCACGTCGAGATAAAGCATCCGCTTGGCGTTCTGGCGGATGAGTTGTTCCGCGTCGGTCGTCCAGACGTTGCTATCGGAATCAGCCGAAAGCGCCGTCAGCCGGTAGACCATCGCCAGCGTCATCGTCCATGCGGCATTGGGCATGGGATAAAGGCGAATCTGTTGGGCAAAGTAGGTGAAGTATTCCGGGAAGCCCTTAACGGACCCGCTTTGCGCCGCGTCAATCGTATTGAAGTCCACCGGGCGGATGGGCAGCTTCGACCCGCTCAACGTCCCCTTGAGGGCGAGGATTTCAACGATGTTCGGAATCGCAGCCAGATCAGCCGTGCCGTAATACTCTTGATCCGCAACCGTCGTGAAGGTGCTTGTGACCGAGGTATTGAAATAGAACTTCTTGCGCTCGTAAAACTTGATGGCCGAGAGGATGGCGCGATTGACTTGCGTGGTCAGGTCGGTGCGCGCGATCTCATCTTCGATCCTGCTGCGCATCGTCGCGTAAGTTGTCACTTAGGCAACCCTACGCCGGGATAGAGGGGGGAGTTTTCTAGGGCGCGCTCGTCCTCGGGGCTTACCGGGGCCGGGTCGCCATCCCTGCCAAGCCAGAACGTGTAATCCATCACGCGGCCTTCCTCGGGCGACCGGGGCGGCGCTTCTCACCAATCGGAGCCGGAGCGGGTGCGGGATCGGGGGGCGCCTTCGGCTCGGAAGCGGGCGCAAGCATCACGCCGCCGGACGCGGCTAGACACTTTTCCGGGCTGTCGAACCACCCTGCGGGGATTTGGTCGCTGTCACAGCGGATGTGCATGACGTACTTGCCCTGGGGTTCGAGCTTGTAGGCGAACGTGAGGTGTCCCATTCAACCGCCTTTGCGATGATTTCAGATTTGACCAGCAACATTTCATTGCCATCCTTGCCCATGACAAAGCCATGAGCGGGGCAACGCGATAGGAGTGCTTTGACCTTCTCGGAGAAACTAAGCGGCGCGGGCAATTGGTTTCAGGCCCTTCGCCATTTCGTCGGAAATCCACACGATCCAATGATCGGGGCTTTTAATGAACGCCCGCAGCAAGCCACCGCTTTCCTCTTTCACATAGCCATCAAGGCCGCGTATGAGTTCGGCTAATTTCTGCGCCTGGAAGTAGAAGTCCGGGGCCGTGAAATAGAACGAGCCGGAAGCCGCCACGATCATGCGCTCCGGGCGGTCCTCGTTCTGATAGGCGTGGCTCTTGTCCGGCTGATAGCAGGACTCGCAGCCAAAAACCGTGATGCTTTCGTGCCGGGTTTTTGCGCCCGCCGTAATGGCGGCGGCAACCGTCGTGCCCGTGCATCCGTTGGAATCGAACAGCGTAACGTCCGCGCCCTTTAGAGCGTCGAACGCCTCAACGGGGCATTGCTTATGCAGAAGCGCCCGCTTCGCCCCTTCGGCCCATTTTGCAACAATGGGATGGGGATCGACCGAAACGAACGTCGCCTCTATCCCATGATCCCGGCACCAGCCGAAAGCGCCGTTAATCGCCCACACATCGCCGCTCCAATTCCGGAGCGTCTCAATGTGGTTATTGATGGTTGGCCCGCCGCCCACGATGGCGAGGGGAACGATAGGCCCAGGCCCCAATTCCTTGAGGCCCAGGCCCGTCGCATTGTCAATATTCTTGGTAACTTGTTCGTCCGATACGGGGAGGAAGCCCCTGATGGTCAGGTCAACCGGGCCGCCAAAGACCCCGCCCCGTATCGTGAACAAATCTTACGCGCCGCCCTTATGGAGGCCGTAAGCGGTCAGCATCGTGCGAATCTCCTGGAGGGAGCTGCACACATAGTCGTAGAACACCGACGCCGAGAGGTTAGCGCCGAGAGAAAGGCCCGTATGCGCGTACAGCGAGTGAGTAGCCGACAGGGCCGCGCTCGCGCGCTGCGAAGTCGGCGTCCCACCGTGGAACGCGATCAGGTCCGTGGCGGACTGCCCGAGGGCCGTACCGTCCGGGTTCTTGTCGGAGAGTTGCTTGCCGATGGTCATTTTCTATCCTCCTTCGGCTTAGTTATTGTGGAGGCGAACGGCCAATTCGGGCCGGATCGTCTTGTAGCCGTAGAGGATATCGAGACGGCAAGGGAACTTGTCGTTGTTGATATCGTACTGGCGAACGAGGCGAAGGCTCACGCCGTCCAGGTTTTCGCGAGCCGCGAAATCCACGCCCTTCGGCATCACAAGATCAGCGGTCGTAAACGCGAACGCATCCTTGTGGTACAGGAGGGAGGTGTCCGTCGCAGACGACGCACCACCCAACAGCTTGGTCACCGTGCCCGAATCGGTCGGAGCCGCAGAGACGTTCTGCGTCGCGCCGGTGATCACGATGGACGGGCTGATGGCAATCGAGGTGCCAGCCGAACCAACCGCCGAGGTCACAACGAAACGCTGCAACTCGCCGGTGTCGGCCTTGGTTTCCGGGTGAACGCGATTGCAACCCGCGAAGGTCACAACGTCACCGGCAACCAGGGTCTTGCTTGAGCCGTTGGTGACCGTCACCGAAGCGCCGGTCTGGTTCGCGCCGTTGACCGCAAAGGTCGTGCCCGTCTCGGTGCCCGTGGTGTGGATGGGCAGGTGAGTCGAGCGGTAGAAGTCGAAGCCAATAGCAGTGCCAATCTTGCCGGTCTTATACTGGCTCGAAATCTCCTTCGAGTCGTTGAACAGCGTGGACCAAGCCGAAAGCATGTCGGCGTGGGCCTGGGTGTGCAGCATCGCCGCGCGGTCACCCATCGGGGCAAGGCTCTTATGCAGGCGGGCTTCCGCCTCCAGAACCTTGGCGTAAGTGGCCGCAGAACCGGCGTTGTCAACGACATTGTAAACGTCCTTATAGACGTTCGAGATGATGTCGTTTTCAACCGAGGCAACGAGAACCGAAACAGCCGGCTCGATGATGCGCCTGGAGAAGTCATCCAGGCTCATGGTCAGCTCGTTGGACGAGAAATTCATGCCAACGTGCTTCTGAGTCGCCACCGTCATCGTAACGCTCGACTCGGTGGTGTCCTGCGCGTTCAGCACAGCGCCGGTCGTGACGGT